TAAACGCGATAATTCCTGTAATTAAAATCGTAATGATGATAGTTTTGATAGTTTCGATGTTAAATTTTTTCATTGTTTTCTCCTTTTTATTTTCTTGATTTAATTGATTGTCTTTTTTCATAATGCGCTCTGAGCTTGAAGCTCTCTTCTTAATATTTCAGCGTCGAGAAGATCGTCTTTTTCGATCTTTCTATGCTCGTCTGCTATGACAGAGACTTCGTCGATGATGTCGATGTCTAGCATGATCATTTTCTCGTAGAACCAATCGCCGAGATCGAATCTGTCGCAGAAGTTCGACAAAGCGTCGTCTTTGTTTATACATAAATCTAAGGCGAGCTCGTCTAATTCTTCAGATGACTTGTCGAACAGTACCTCTGTCAATATGCTCGTTATCATTTTGTTATTCATTTACGTCCTCCAGAACAACTTCGGCTTCTTCAATCTCTAGTGATGAGCCAGGCTTGTTGTCTGCGTATTCGTCATTGACTTTTTGATCCTCAACGATCGCTGTTTGCATTTCAACGCTTAGAGGTGCGTAGCGACTCAAGAGTAGTTTCAGAACTGTCTTTTTCGCCATAGCTTCAAAATTATCTTTCCAAACTCCAAAGCCTCGCTTAAATGTCTGACTGTATTTTTGAGCGTGCTGCTCAAGCTCTTCGTTTGTCATGAACTCAGCTTTACGGAAGCCGTTCAGTAAGATGAAGTAAGCCATGTAGCCAATCACTTTACCTTCTTTTTCTACTTGAAAATTAAACTTCGGCTCGCCAGTAAAACTGTCTACTCCAGCAAATTCATTTTCATAAACTGCTCGCGTTCCTAAACTCTGGAACTGTCCCGTTTTCATAGCCAGCTGCACGAATCCGCGCCAGCCCATTTGAAATTGAGCTTCCATTTTACCCTTATTTGAATAAGGTACGATGTAAGCAAATCCGAGATTTTGATTGATCGGTAAGTCTAGCGTTGCTGCTGTTAAACAAGCGTTGTAGGTTGTCATTGGATTGCATTCAGCGATCTTCTTGTCGCTATTTGCTAGCGCCAAAACACTTGTCAGAAACTGCCTGCCTTTTTCACCGAGCGTACGCTCAGCCGATTTCATAATCTCGTCTGATTTTACTAATTGCTGTAAAGTCAGCGGTGCGTTATCTGTTTTTTGAACTGCTACCCCTGTCACTATTAGCTCCAATCTCCAAGAACGAGGATGTCGTCCATCGTCTGGTTTAAGTTAAAGTTTAATTTATCTCTGTCGGTTTCGCCTTCTCGTTTGTCGAACTCTTTTATCGCGCTCACGACCTTTTCGAGTTTTTGGAATCCGCTATCGATGAATTCTGGCGATGCTACAGCCACGCCGACTCGATAAGGAGCGACGGTTTCTGCTATAACCCAGTAAAATTCTTTGCTCTCAATCTTAGCGATTAATGAATAAACAGCTGCTTGAAGATCATAATCGTTGCGACTGCTCGTCCATTTGAAGTCATCGAATTGAGCAGTAGTTTTTAAGTCGACGCCGTATTTCACTTCATCGCCAATTACGCCGAGCGAATCCGCATAGCCAATCCAATCTTTTTTCTCGATTTTAGCTTTAAGCTTAACTTCGTGATGCGTATTCTTGCCGAGTAGCAATTTACTCGCTAACGGATGACTTTTAATCCGTTCAGCGATTGTACAGATTGTTTCAAACTCGGACTCGTCGATAATCGGTAGAGTTTGCGCGTCGCGCCATTCTCTAGCTTCTTTCGATCGATAATCTGAGTATTGTTTAACTACGAATTCCTGTTTTCCACCGAGCAAGTGAGCGTGAACTAGTGTTCCTAAGTCTAAGGCTCTGCTTGTAGGTTTTTCGATAACACCAAGCTTCAGAGCCACAGCGTAATCGATCCCTTTACGATAAATATTTTTCGCCATTGAGTAGCTAAAATGGTTGATGTTATCCATTATTTAACCTCTCTTTTCTCTAAATTGTCAGAGGCCTGCCGACCCTCAAGGTTGTCGGTGTCGCGAACACCCAGCGGATTTTCACCGCCAGCTTCTAGTTATGAGCGCTCGCAGTCGCTCATAACCTCTCCGCCTTTACCCAGCGTTCGGCAAAACACTGACAATTTAGTTAACATTTATATTCAGGCTAAATTGTTAAGCTACAATGCTCTATTTTCGATTATTTTGTCTATGAAGTTATCTGTAGGATAGATAGCCTCATTTGACAAAATAAAAGACCAACGAAATGCTGGTCTTAATTAAAAAAAGACTCGCATTTCTGCGAATCTACGTATTTATGGAGCCACGATCGGGACTTGAACCCGAGACCTACGCCTTACCATGGCGTCGCTCTACCAACTGAGCTATCGCGGCATCTGATTTATTAATTAATATGCCCGAGTCAGCGTAAAACGTCCACAGTAAGCGTTGTAGCTTACCACGGTAGCGCTCATCCATGTAATAATTACAGTAAATGATTTCTACCTTTGTAGATTTTGTAAGGTTAGAGGTTTCAACGTACACATTGCGAAGGCTCTGTGCACATCGCAATCATATGTTTCTATATTAGCAAACAAGAGCTATTTTGTCAATAGCTTAAGCGCAATTAAGTAAAGATTTTATGGATTTATTAAATTAAGCGACAGCTCCTATCTTTAATCTGTCATAAACATTTATCATGCCGCTATCAAGCGCGTGCAGATAAACTTCAGTTGTTGCAGAATTCGAGTGTCGCAATAATCTCTGTGCTTGTGAGATTGACGCGCCACGCTTCTGAATATCTGTAGCGAAGCTGTGCCTCAGCGCGTGCAGGTAGAATCCGTCAATTCCTACTTTTTCGAATTCTCGACGCATTTTATATCTAAGCTCGTCAATACTATACGGCCGTCCGTCTTCATAAGCTGGAGATATCCATAAATAATCTGTAATTCCTTTGAAGGAGATCCACTCATCCATACACTTTTTCGTGCGAGGCGTCATGAAGACTACCCCTGCTTTATTTCCTTTTCCGATAATGTGAATTTCTCGACCGCTTATATTTTTAAGCCGTAAATTTCTTAATTCTGTAGCGCGCAACCCAGAATCGAACGCTAGAGATATCAATAGTCGTGACATAGGTTCAGCGCTCTCAATGACTTTCTCGACTTGATCGCGTGTGAACCAATTTCGACGCGGAGGTTTCTCTTTCGCTGGCTCAATTAATCTAATTTTTACAGATATGTCATAATCCATATCTCTCAAATATTTCAAAAACGCTACTATGTGATTGAGTCTGCTATTAATAGTTCTACCTGAGACTACATTTCCAGTAGCCGCTCCAGACGACTGCATCGCCATCCAATTATTAATATCTCTATTAGTTAATTTCTGCATATCATCAACAATTTCTAGTTCCGCGAATTTATTAAGCACTCTAATTTTCGTATCCATCGTCTGCTCTGTAAACTGTCGAGCTCGACAATAATTCAAATACTCTTCGATTTGCTCATAGATAGGTTTATTCATTTGTAAAACTCCACTTTTCAAATACTTCTATATAGAATTTCTTTATAATCATATTTTGAAAAAATATTGTATATAGAACGTAAAATTTAATAATTAATTGTCATATTTAGCGCGGAGGTGCTCGAGTTGCTCGAAAAACAATAAAAATACGGTCAAATGACCGCTCCAATTATGCAAAACTCCAAAAAACTCGCATATATTTAGAATTATTACATAATAATTGAGCGCGAGCAAACGCAAACAAGCCGCTACGAAAGCGACAGTACGTAAAAATGATATTAATTTACGTCAAAAGATTGTATTGACGTTTCATCTCTGTTAATTTATGCAAATTCGCAATATTTGTAGGCGCTTCTAGTTGCTCGCTCATCTGTTGTGTGTGGCGCTCTTTAGCCAACTTAGCTTTAGCTTGAGCTATTAACTTACGCAACCAATCCACAGTCTTTGACAAATTTTTTCTGGACCAAATAAACGCGAAGTACTTGCGTGGATCACGTTTTCGTTTCGCTAATTTCACAGAAAACTCAAACTCTTTTTCGTAATTAATTTGTCGATTTCGAAACATCGGCAGATATTTATCATCAGAAATAAGCTTTGTTGCCTTACCTAATTTTTTCTGCATCTTTTCAATACGTCGCTCATCAATTGTAATATTCACCCCTGTAAAAATTACCCTCTGAGCTATTTCAAAACAAAAATAGCCCCTTAAACTAAATATAGTTTTGAGGCTATTTTGATCTATCCTACACTAATAGTTTATTCCCTGCCATGATTTTTGTCAAGAACTAAGATGGTTCAATCCTACCGCGTGATTTAGATTGGTCTGATTTTGTCCAATCAAAAAGAAACAACTCCAGCAAATCATCTAGCTCGATTACTCAACACGGCGTAGCGATGCTCAACGTTCCGTCAAACGCTCTTGAGGCTACTATTCAAATCACTTTTCCAAAATCATTCACGTCAGGTACAATCACGACTGTAGTTTGCTCTTTCGGGGGTTATGGGCAACCTGGCGATGGCTGGACAGACACACCAAATGCTTCCTGGGGTGGCTGCGCCTTTAGCGCTGTAAATGTAACGAACACCTCATTTACTGCTCGATGTCGTCGATTCGATGGTGCTCAACTCTTAGGAACGTATTATGTGAACTGGATCGCGATTGGCGAGCAGTCGAATTAGCAGTCAAAAAAAGACACCTCGTTTTTGAGGTGTCTTCATACAACAACGACTGCTAATCACAACAATCGCTCAGATATGATACTATTTTTTAAGCGACTGCTCAAGCCGGTAGTTTATCTCGCCAGTTACACTACGACCGTTCTCTGCGGCTAGCACGACTAAGCGTTCGTATACTTCCTGCTTAATTCTGACATTATAAACTGGTGCAGGTATCTCAACCTTGGTCTTGATGATCTTTCCATTCTTTTTTACAATTCGATTTACTATTGGCATAGCCTTTCCTTTCTTTTTAGAGGACCCTAGCGCCAAGCGAGGCGTTAAGTTTTATATTAGTTGTAAGTCATTCTCTATTTGGTAGGCGATTGCTTCTTGATCTAACACCTCTTTTAGTTTATTGAGTGTGTTCATAGTCCTCAATTACGATCCAAACACAGACGAAGCTCTCATTTTAGTAAATAGAACATCTCAGGTAGATAAGCGGCTTGATTTCTACAACAAGTACCACCCAAACCTCGACCCAGAGAACACTACTGTAGTACTCGAAGCGGGCAAATATTCTTTCTTTCCAGAAAAGACCCTTATAGACTGCAACTCGGTCAAAACATGTCGCATAAATCCAGAGTATTTTGAAAATGGCAACCTGATAATGATGGACAATAGCCTCAACGACGACGATATGGAGCGCATAATAAACGGCGTAGTTTGTAGCCGCAGAGTGTCTCAATTCATAAAATCTAAGATCAAACCGCAAGATTAGAGCGGTTTTTCTATTTTCTTAGACAAAATATCCATTTTTAATAGTTTAATTTTACCAAATGAAAAAGCTACCGGGCTTGCAAACACAGTAGCTTAATCAAAGGTAGAGTTTTAACTGTTCGGGATTTCCGAACAACTCATAAACTAGCGTTAGATTATTTATTTTTGCCGTTTTTGTAAATACCAAACATTGTCAGCAAGAACAGACCCGCTGTAGCTAATGCACCGCTGATAGCGTTTGTTTTGACATATGGGTCGCCAGACAATACAGCGATTGCTATTTGTGGTGCAATTGCACTTGCACCCAAGAGCAGGTCACCGATGATGTAAACAACTAGTTTGGTTCGTTTACTGATACCTTTGATGATTTCCTGAGCTTCATCTGTCTCAGCCAATCCCTGTGCTAGGTTAGCTTGTTCGGCGGTCGTGTTTTCGATTGCTTCAATGTCTTCTTTAGTGAATACTGGTGTTGCCATTTTTCCCTCCTTTGGTTTATTATTTGGCACTTCCTGTGGTTTTTCTGATTCAGACGGCACTGTGTCCGTTTCGTTGTTTTGTGGCGTTTCTTGTGGCTTTGAGAATACAACGCTGCCCATGCTTCGTAGCTCGTCAATGGATTTATTCGTAACATTAGCGTCTAACTTCCCGTCATAGCCAGGAATAGCCAGCGTCTCTGAGTATTGATGAATAAATGAGCCGTGTGCGTAATTGCCTTTCGTGCTGTAATTCGGATACCAGTCAACGCGATCCAAACCTAGTTTTTGAATGATAGCCTCACCTGCATATGTGAACACTTGCTTACCTGTTTTCTGTAAGACTAAGTTCTTGAATGTTTTCAATTGCTCGACTGTTCCCTCAAAATCTGGCTCTAAGTCGACAAATAACAGAGGTGCGTTGACAAGCTTTTGAGCTTCAACAAAACGCTCTGCTTCAGTCTTAGCTTCTTCCTCGGTTGAAAAATACGGCAACCAGTAAATACCCAATAATTTATCTCCTGCGGCTTGAGCGAATTTGACTAGTTTAGGGTCGATTTTATTCGCATCTCCACCAAACGATTGACCGACGTGTCCAGCCTTAAGAATAACGCCAGCGAACTTATGAAAATGATTTACAATAGCGTCGTCTTGATGATTTGAGACGTCTAATATAATCTTGCTGTAGTCTTCTTGTGGTTCTGGTTGAGGTGTTGTTTTTGGCGTCAAGTCTGGCAAGTCGTGTAGGTCTTTGTCCTCAAACAACTGACGGCTCATATATTTTCCACTCCTAGCCGTAACATACCAAACACTGTCTCCAGCGACCGCTTGACCATTCGTGACATAACCTTTCATTGCAATGACATCGCCTTTTTCTAATTCCTGAAAAATAGCTGAATTCGTGTTGGCTTCGTCGCGAGCGTTGCCGTCTTCTTCCATTTTTCTATCCGTCGGCTGAGTTTCGTCGTAATCTTCAGCTATACATCTGCCGTCGCAACAATACGAATATCCGAGATAATCTGGACCGTAGTTGCCCATCCAGTTCATCAATTCTTCAATGCTGTTATAAATCCCTCTCGCTCCACTGTGAACTTCACTGTCGTGGATTTCGATTGAGCCATCCTCGCGCTTTCGCATTAAGAATACATGCCCATCTTCTGTATACTGACCTCTTGAAAAGCCCAAAAATCCAACCACCCAGATACCCACTGGTGCGGGACCTGTGTTTATACGACCTGCATTTAATTCGTTTAAGTAAGCTGTTTGAGCGTTTGGCGAGCGAGTTAGTGAGCTAATCGCGTCATCTACATACTGTAAGCACCAGCCGCTCTGAGCGCCGATATTTAGATTTGGTTCATAGATTTGTCGAACTGCCATTATTTCCTCCTCACTTGAGATTGTTGAACTTCTTCTTGTAATTCTGTGACGGTTTTATTTTGCTGAATTAAGTTATTAGTCGCGTAAATAGCTAATCCCACAAGTGCTATAGCGAATAATTTCGCCAAGTTGCTTGTTACCAGGCTCCAAAAGTTCATCACGCCTTCAATTTCAGTACGTTTTACGTATTTTTCTTCTGATTCCTTTTCGTGTTCGGCAATGTATGTTTTTAATTGAGCTTGAGTAACATTAGCACGAGCAATATTTTCAATTCGCTCCAGAGTAGTTGTGTGCCTATCGACGCTTTCTTTAATATGCTCAACGTTTGCCCACAAGGCTCCAAACTCTTTTGCTGATACTTCTGGTTTTTCGTTCATAATTTTTCCCATAAAAAAACGACCACGTGAAGTGACCGCAATCTATTAACTTTATTATAACACAGACAACTTAAAAAATACGAACAAACATGCGAGATAAAGCACCTCAAAAACCCTCGCGTGCTTGCTCGCATTTCTATCTATTATTTTATCATAAAACAATCCTACCACAGAAGTTATCGTCAATTGCTAGAGGTGATTATTCTACTAACGAGGTGGATACTGGCAAAAAATGGATAAACGGCAAGACTATTTTTCAAAAAACTTTCGTGATGGGTGGACTTGGTGTAGCTACTACTATCAAAAAGCCGCACAACATTTCTAATTTAGATATGGTGATTAGAATTCAAGGTATTGCCAAAGAGAACTCGATTGGGGCGACTATCAACCTACCACACGCGGCTGATCAACAGCCATATACAGTGACAGTTTACGCTGATAACACAAACGTAAATATTCAAACATATGCTGATCAGAGTGGATATGTTCAGTCTTATGTGACTTTATGGTACGTTAAGAAGTAATTAAGTTGTACCGACCGCAATCCAGCTTATGCCGTGGTGTGCACCACCAAAAATACCAGATGTAGAAGCCGTAATAGTTGTACCTGTTTGATTAAATGATCCACACTCAATATTTGTACCGGCGCCAATTTTCTGATCGAAACTTGCTGGTGATGTTGGGGTATTTCGTGTATACCCAATTAAAGTTGGAGTCACTGCATAAACCTCCTTGAATTTCTTAGGAAATGTAACCTGTACAGATTGCTGTTTACCTCCATTTCCAAAAAACGAGACCCAACCAGATTGGATTATTAAATTACCAGAAACAGTCTGTGCTGAGTTGTTAGCGCTGAATGACAGCATATCAGCAGTCTTAAGTTTCTGTGGTAGGATTGAACCATCTTTAATGTTCTTTGATTCTATAGTACCATCTGAAATTAAACTAGCATTATTGATTCTGCCGTTTGGCAAAGTCATCATTTTTCGCAAGTCGGCAATATCGTTGCTGCTAATTGATGTTGCTCCAGCGCGCTTTTTAACTCTAGCTAATATAATAAATGGGTTTGATGCACCAATGGCCGCCTGAATTGCAGAATTTGTCGGATCGGCTGGATTTGACGCTGCAGCTCCAGAGATAGCTTTTAGCTTGAAAACATCATTAGTATTGTCTGTTACAGACCGATCCCCTGCTACATTTCTATCCACATAAGCGACGATAACCGCGTTTATAGGATTTGATGGAGATGCCGCTCCGACGTTAACCGTTTCCGTTCCGATAACATTGATACTGTAAGATGGATCACGCCCAACAAGCGCAGTGCCTGCGTTGACTGTGACATTCATTCCACTTCCAGCTACTACGTCTAATCCGTCTGCCACTTCTCCGCTTAAAGCATCGCGCATAAGTTGCGTTAGTGCCGCAGGACTGTGCATTCCGCCGCCGTAATTGAAAACTCGCCTTGTCATAATTCTACCTTTCCGCGCCGCCAGAAGGGCTGAATAAGAAAAATTGCCACCGAGCGGTCGCAATTTTATTACTATAATTATATCACATTAAGTGAACCTCTACCTGTCGCTATGACGAAAAACTTAATCCTGACCACCTCATTTCCAAAATACTCAACTCGCACTGTGAATTTCTGATTTTTTGGATCTGAAACGAATTGACCGATAGTGTTTATCGATAATTGAGCGTTTGGCGCGCCGACAATTTCATATTTCGCGTGGACGGATAATCCTGCCACATTTTTATCTGAGCGAAATGTCACATTAAATTCTTTTCCTTGCAATCCGTTTGGCATCATCGGTAGCGGTTGAGCATAATCCCAATTAGCCTCTGTCGATATCTTAAATACTTTAACAGCATCAGCTCCGACAATTTGACGTTCTTTTTTTTCGCGTTGAGATCTCTCTAGCTGTTTAAGCTCATATAGAATGTCAGGTTCTGATTCAAGCCTATTTATTGCCATGGTGTCCACTCTTCGAAACTAATATCGCACGCATCATTAGCGATAATTTGAAACTTTAAGTTTATCGGTTGGTTCATCGTTCCAAAAACTGGAACAAACCATTTCATAACGTTGTTTTGAGACGGTGACAGAGGTATTCCTATGACTGAATAAACTGCATTAAGCGCGCTTGATTGAATCGCTAGTCTACCAACTAAGTTCCCGCTATTTTTTGATCGCGCCGTAACGATAACTACTGCCCAACCTTCACCATTAGCTAACTGCCCTGGTCTATTTGGCGTGACAGACATGTCCCATTGAGAATTAGAAGCTGATAGCTTCATTTTGATTTGATCGCCACCGATAATTTGACGCGTTTTTTCGTCATTCATTTCTCTTTTGATGCTGGCGATTTCGTCTATGATATCTCCAACATTAATTCTGCTCCTACTCATACGCGACCACCTTGATTTTAGTTTTTCCGCGATCCGTACTGCGCACTCGAAACCTCATTTTTAAGTATTCTCCAGAGCTGCTGCCGACACCATAATTGACATTAGTTTCATATTTATAAATTAACTTTTTCGCGCTGTAATCAGTCTTGTCTATTAAATATTCAGCGGATAAGATGCTTGTAAAGCTGTCGTCTCTATTTTTGAATACTAGTCCTAAAGATGGCGAATAAAACGGCTCCCATCGCTGATTTCCTAGTGTAATATCTAGAAACGGATAAACGACTGGCGAGTTTTGATTGTCTGGCTCGAATGTCGTCGTTATAGCAAGAAACCGCATGTTTAGCGGCCCGCCAGTGTTAGCTAATAGCACTTTGTCAGCCGTGGTTGACGAGTCTCTGCGAATAAACTCAAAAGTATCCCAGTTTTCGCTATTTGGCGATTGATATGTGCGCACGCCAGACGTAACGCTAGTCGGTTGTGATATTAGTTTTGAATCTGCGTGATTGGCTCTGATTCTAGATAAAACACCGACTATGTTCTGCTCTTCTAATTCCGTCAATCTGTTCATATTTACTCTTGCTGTGCAATGATATCATCAACACCTAAGTTATCGAATGTTAACTTTACTTCTTCTGCGTCATTTTCATCAACCGCTACTTCGATTTTTTCAATCCTGTAAAATCCATGAATATGCTCAAACATAATGTAGCCATTCATTTCAGCGTAAATCGTATCACCTAAGCCAACATCGTTTAAGTCTAAAATACCGTCAGATAGAGTAAAACTCGGTAGTTCGCGAACATCTTTCAACATCTCCAAAATACCGTTAGTATTTTCTTGAAGCGTCGATTCTTTCTCAACTGAGCTAAATGTAGCGACTTTTTCGCGACGATACAGTGCCTGTCGCGAGAACGGATCTGTAGCCGTGGCGACAATAGCATCATCACCATTTCCACTACCAATTCCTATTATATAATTAGCTAAACTATCCACTGAGCGCTCAAATCCAAATCCTGCAACGTTTTTTGGATAAACTAGCCTAATATCTGGTCGATAATTACCCATCGCGTCAAAAGTATTGAACTTTTTGTCGGGCGTGAACTGAAAATCTGGTCCATCGATAACATTACTCAGTCGCACCAGAAAATCCTTCACATTAGCCCTAGTCTGATTACGCTGACGAGGGCTTTTTCCTACGGACGTAAATTCGCCACGACGTATGCCAAAATCTCCGTCTTGTTTATTCTGATATTGATTAATAACACCCCACGCAATATCTCCTTGGCTAGCGTTATTGTAGGCCGCGTCAACATACGCGTCTTTGAAGTAATTGAGATATCCAGTGAAGCTTAGCTCAATGTCTACTGAGGGGTCGTTTGGCGAAAAATCGATTTTAATAAGGTGTGCGCCAATTCTATCTTTGCCGTTTCTGACAATTCGTATATCTGTCGTGCCTGCGTCCATAAAATCATACGGTCGCATTCCTGTTTTTTTAACGTATTCTTCATACCTGGCTAAATCCATTCGAAAACTGACAGTTTCAGCGGAGTTTCTCTGCTCTGTCCACTTCAAACCTTGAGCCAGATGACGAATATCGCCCAAGCATTTTCCATTTTTGCTGTAAACCTCAATTTTGTAATCTGCCATATCTAAATACCTATAAATCCGCTTCTAAATCTCAGTTCCGCCTCAGTTCGCTCGTCTTGAATATCTGTCTGTAGTTCGATTCGATTATCTCCAGCAATTAGTCCCCAAAAACTCGATCCAGCCGTCTGTAAATCGTAAATGTTCATTCCATCGAGTAATATCGTCTTATTTTTCATATCAATCTCCAATTTGTCGCCGTCTTTAACTACTGCAGTGATTTCCATCGATTGATTTGTCGTTCGGTTGATAATTTTCGGATTAGTTGCTTTGGTGCTGATAATGATATTCGGCAATATCATTTCGTTACCTGAGTTGTTCACTGTCGCTGGCTGTTCGTCTGGGCTAATATAAAGCGGAAGCTCGAACGGTATAACAAAGCCACCTTGTCGAGTTTTACGTATTGTCGCTAGAAGCTCTCCGTCGCTGTTGTCATACAGTAGCGGATCGTCAGCCTTTAAGTTTATTTTCCACTCAACCAAATTCAGCACTTTATTAATCGGCATCTCCACACCAATTAATACCACCTCTGTCGAATAAACGTGTCCAGCAGGCGTAATAATGCGAAGAGTGCCTTTATTTCTGACTATCTTAGCTAAAATAGTAGAAAATTCTCTTCGTCTATCTTCAACTTCTGCTACTGTCCTGCCAAAAATTCGTCCGCTAAATGAGATAAAGCGAGGTTCGTATAGCTGTTTTGTTGTCCAGCCGCCATTCGCTCCTAAATTCGTACCTTGAGATGTTCGAATTGCGGGTAGTCCAGCCAATCCTTCGATCGGCTCGTCTAAATGCATACCGATTAACTGGTCATTTATCTGAAAATCGTTCAAAAATACTTGCCACATTTTATCCTCCTAAGCCTGGCTTAACAAATACCCCAAATCGCTCGCTACCATTTGAGCATCGACCTTGTCGCGAACATTATACGTGTTATTAACTACGATGTGCTTCGTTAATCCTCCAACATCGCCATTCGTTCGCTTATTAATTTGAGCGACTAAGCTTGCCATTTTACTTTCTGGAACAACCCACTCATTCTGTCCGCCATCACCAGCATAAATTATCGATCCACCGTTTGTTGGCGGCACAATACCACCTGTAGCGAGTCGAGGAATATGTAGTTGTGAGATATTGCCTATGTGTACACCTGGAATCTTATTTATCAAGCCGATAGCGCCGTTAATCGTATTGATAAATCCGTTCGCCATTCGCTCAACCATGCCAAGCGCACCATTTACAGCACCTTTAACCGCTCCACCTACTGAATTGCCGACGAAACTACCTATTTTTCCGAACATTCCAGCAACAGTATTCCAAACGCCACCGAAAAATCCAGGCATTCTGCCAAACACTCCAACAATAGCGTTCCAGGCTCCCTGAAATACGCCGCTAAACCAACCTGCTGCACCGCCAAACACTCCAACAATGCCGTTCCAAAGACCTCCAAACCATTGACCTATTGAAGTAATAGTCGACGATAGAACGCCCACAAATCCATTCCATATGTCCTGACCGACTTGCGTTTGCGTGAAGAACCAAACTAGCCCAGCTGTAACCGCAGCTAGAGCTACAGCTACTATCGCTAGCGGATTAGCGTTTAGTGCTGCATTAAATAACCATTGAACGCCAGTCGCTACTTGCGTAGCTACCGTCCAAGCCTTAGAAGCCGCACTGGCCAGAGACACGGCTGTATTGTAGGTAATTACCGCGCCAGCAAATATTCCGACAGCCACAGCTATTACAGTAAACACAGTGCTGTTGTCTTTTACGAAATTTATCAATCCAGCAATCGAACCAAGCATCTTCTCAATTCCAGAACCAAAGCCACTCACTGCCCCCGTTATGTTTCCACCACCAATAGCGCCAATAATCTTACTCACGCCACGAACGACAGCCGTTTTCATATTTTCTATAGAGGTCTGAATTCCGCCAGTAGAATTTTTGGCTTGATCTTTGAAGTTTTGGAACCCGTCAACACCTTCAGTATTCAATTTTGTGATTGTGTCCATGAATTCGTCCATTGACACAATTCCAGTTCGCATCGACGTGCCGAGCGCGGTTGTCATGTCGCCAGTGCCATTTTTAACAGCCTCTAATTGCTCGACAAGCTCTTTTCCTGTCGAAGACATCGGATTGTTCTTCGCATATTCACGAGCTTTCTCTAAGTATTTGTCGATAGCCGCGCCATTTTGGAAGAACGCCTTTGAAATCTGTTTCAACTGGGCTGGCATAGCGCTTTGTAATGAGCGCCACTCGATCATGTCAGGTCTACCTTTAGCATATGCCTGCGAAATCTGCTCAATTGCCGTAGCTTGAATATCCATCGGCGCGCCACCTGCCAAAATAGCGTTATTAAGCGCTAAGAACATGTCCGTGGATTTGCCGACATCTCCATTTTTCGAGGTTAATCGCTGTACAGACATAGCTGCGCTGTCTAGTGATGTAGGCAATCCCTTTAGCTCGTCAGACATTCGAGCAATCGCCTTTTTTGAGGCGTCAGCGGAGATCCCAAGGTTGCTCATAACCTTAGGAAAATTATTCAAAATGTCCACACGATGAATAGCCCCATCAACGGAGCTACTAATCATATCAAAAGACTTATGAATTCCAGCCGAAATTAAATTACCAGCGGCGACCGAAACCGCACCACTAATTCCACTAAAAGCATTTTTCGTCTTATCACTAGAACTACTCGATTTATTCGTAAAGTTATCAACAGCAAGACCAGCTTTTGATAAAGCCGAAACCAATTGTGAGCTATTTCCTTTAATTACTAGTGTTAATTCGTTGCTTGCCATTGTCAGTTATGTCCTTTTGATAATTTGTCGTAAGACTCGCTTTCTATTTTGTTTTCAACTGCTCTTTTCGCCATAATTGCTTCTATAAGCCATTCAGGTGTGTCCAGGTATTCTTCGTAAGTCCAGCCGTAGTCTTTTAGAATCCCTGCGATGACAATCGGCTCTGGAGCTGCTGTTTTTGTTCGATAAGCACGCTCATAATCTTGTGCGAGCGCGGTTATTCTTTTGGGCTTGCTTGCGGATCAAGGACTTCTTGTAGTTGCTCAGATATTAAGTTAAAATCTTCGCCGCTTGTTGAATCCATCAGCGCTTCATACGCAGCATCTGAACCGTCAGCATCTTTATATCTGATAAGAACAGCCTTTATGCCTAATTCGATAGCTAAGTCTACGTCATCCTTTGCCTTTGCAAATTCTTTACGTGTACGGTTAGTAATCGCCGTTTTCAAAATTGCCTCGCCTCCGCTAGGTAGTTGAATAGTTTTCGTATCTTCCACTGAAGTAACCTCCTTGTATTAAAGCGATCGTTTTGTGGCAAAAGAAAAATTGCGACACAAGATCGCAATTTATTACTTGTATTATACCAAATTAACTCTATAATTCATAATATGAAGTCTACAATATCACCAATTGATAAAAAGAATGTTAATTTTGAGTTGGAAGAATTATTTCCTGCCTGGTTTTACGTTATAGCTATTATAATTTTCATATGTCGACTACCGAGCGGTCTTATGGACGCTATATCAAGTACTTTTATGATTTCGAGCGTTTTGCTTTTGGGGAATGCCGTTTTCAAATGGAAAAAGTTAAATAATACTTCTCGTATTGTAGCTTTGTGTGTGGTTTTTTGTGCTTTTTGTGTTGGCGGTGCGCTATCGAATAACAATCACGTGGCTGAACAGCAAAAATCTAATACTCAAACAACACAGCCAGAGCAAGCTCAAAAACAACCAGAAAAACAGCCAGAGGCTCCAAAGTTTAATCCAGCATTAGCTCAAGACGCTAATTTTCAGCAAGGTGAAAAAGATACTGTAACAGAGGTAATAGATGGTGATACGATTCGCACGTCGAACCACGCCAAAATTCGTCTTGTCGGGCTTGATACACCTGAAACGAAGCATCCACGCAAGCCTGTTCAGTGTTTCGGTAGAGAGGCATCTCAAAAAATGAATGATTTGGTTGCTGGTAAAACAGTTTACTTAGTTGCAGACCCTACTCAGAGCAGCAAGGATAAATACGGACGAGATTTGTTCTATATTTATCTCGAAGACGGTACAAATGTGGCTTATACGATGATTCGCGAAGGCTACGGCCATGAGTATACGTATAATTCAAATCCTCATAGGTGGCAGTCTCAATTTAGAGAGGCGCAGAGGTTAGCTCGTGAAGAAAATAAGGGCTTGTGGTCGCCAAGCACCTGCTCTGGCAATACAGAAAAATCAGCAACACAGCAAACTGCGCCTGCCGCTCCTGCTCCGCAGCAAACTCAACCTAGTGATGTAAGTTTTAGCAGCTGTAAAGAGGCGCGTGCTGCTGGATATAGCAATATGCGTCGTGGCGAACCTGGATATTCACCAGATTTAGACAGAGATGGCGACGGAGTTGCCTGCGAAAGCCGTAGAAGATAGAAAAAAGCCCGCAATACGCGGGCTCTTCTTTGCTTTTGAGACTAATAAGTGTATTTATTAACCAATTTTGCAGTAAATGACTTGCTGAAGTCTACGGTATTAAGCAGCATGACAGCGTCAATCTTTTCAGTCGCGATGTCACTCACGCCATAGCTTGGCTCGTAGCCGCTAAACGCAGCAACTGCAATGTCGAATGTCAAGCTCGTGTTAGTCTTCGAGCCAGCTTTACTCTTGTCGTCTACAAATGACAGACGTAGAGCCTTGCGCTCGTCATTGTAACTCATAGCTCGATAAGTACTGTCGCGGTATAGCTTTTCAATAGAAACTGAAACTTCAAACTCGCCGTTCAGGATCTCGCCGTAAGTATCCTTAGAATCCATTGTCTGCTGTGGCTGAAGATTCTTGTTGATAGTCAACGTCAAGCTCTTGATATCTTTTGCCTCAGGAGCGGCGTCAAGACCAGCTAAATTATCAGCAATTTTGAATGACGCATGCTTTGGCAAAAATTCAGTGTCGTCGATAGTGTAAGTGATATTGTCGCTAGCCGTAACACTCTTGTGTGACTTAAACGCTACTTCAACTTTTGGAAAATCGTCAGGCGTCCACGTAAATGTCACCGTATCAGCCATTGCATACGCAAATCGAGCAGACAGATTTGGCTCTTTAATCGCCATAGTAGCTGAAATGTGATTATTGTCGTCTCGCAGTGTGAATGCGTGTTCTTTCGCTGTCGTGTCGCCTTGTACAGCTGTAGTTGTCGGCTTTTGTCCAAACGCTAACGCGAGCCAGTAGTACAGCCCTTTGACCCACAATTTTGTCGAGATTGAGCCATCGCCTTCAACCAAAACGTCTGTTTTACCGTTGTTTTTAATGATTGTGCCAAGCGCAGATTCGTTCATCTTGCTTGTTGGCGAATCCTTAAAACTGATATCCAGATGTGGTGCTCCATAAGTTGGTGCTACCGCTGTGCCTTTGGCGTTTGGGTCTTCCAGCCCGATACCAACAGCAACTTTTCGTCCGCTAAATGTAGCCATTTGCTTTCTCCTTTTATTATTTACCTAGGTAAACAAAAGCGTGCTCAAAGAAAAATTGCGATCTTCGAGACCGCAATTTGTTAATCTAATTATACCACATTAAGATAATAAATCTGGACGGAATTGTGCGTGCTTGACCTTAAATCTAACAATAGCCTCAGCCGTGAATAATCCTTTATCACGTGGAGTAGCGTCAAATTCTACAGTTGTCTCTTCTCCTGCGTCAATCCACACACGCTCGCCTGGATCTTGATTGGCTCTTAGAGCGCCAATAATGCTACCTTTTCGTAGTGTCATGTCATCGTGCCTGGCTGCTACTAATTCTACTAATTCGAGATGACTGCGGGCGTCTGTTCCCTGATTGAAATCTTTAGTCATGTCCACAACCACACACAAAACGATCGCCATATTGCTCTCAATTTCGCCACCCGCTGAATCGTGCACTTCGTAGTCATTGTCAAAACTAATAAATGCCATCGGTCGCGTCAGTTGGCTCTTATTTATAACAACAGGATCGCCGTAACCATATCGACCGCGTAAAATCTCTGGTCCGTCTTTTTCTAGGATGTCTCTTATCTGTTTTAGTATTGGATCTACATATTTTGCCATGACATTCTCCTTCTAATTAAATATATTACGCTGGAATATACGAGTTATCTCTTTCGCTTGCTGTTCTTCAATCGCCATCATCACGCGGCGCGGCATATATTTACGCGGCTGACGCGATTGATGATATTTGAAATATGAGCGCGAGTTGGATATCTCAGCCTGCTTTGATGATATTCTGCTACGAAATCCTCGACGCATTGCGCCAGTTTTTTCAAGTATTTGCCACGGATACGCTTTTTTTCGCTTTTTCCACTTGCCCCAAACGCCACCGCGTGAACCAAAGTTCTGATCAATGACATTTGTCATATATTCAGCAGACTCTCTTAGCGACGTCTGTATGTTTTTAGCTTTACGTCCGCGCAAATCCAATTCGCGCATGACTTCGTCGCGTCCTTCAACTGAAAATGTGATTTGCAAGCTCACGACTAATCCTCGCGTTCATAACATCGATCGCCGTGAATTCGACTTGTACCTGAGAATCTTCCAAACAAATCGCCGTCACAATATGCAGAGATAGAGCCTAATCCAATAGTAGAATCGCTGCTACTTTCGCCACAAACACCACCAGACTTCATAAACTCCTGCAAATCTTCTTTAACAGTCTCTAATCGCTTGTAGCCGTCTTTGCTCGTGCCCTCAATATCCTGGTTATAGCCATATTCTCGAATTAAAAGTCTCGCGGCGGCGTAGTTCATGCACAATTCAGCAACTTTTCCAGGAATAGGCTTGCTTTCTTCTCTGTTATACGGCGCACACGGATCAACCGCAGACATATTCTTATTAATCCATTCCATCGCCGCCAGCCGAGCTTTTTCAACGACTCTTAGAGATACTGAAGCATACGAATAATCTATAGTAACGACAGAATCGGCTTTCGGTGCTTTTTCTAGCTCAATCACGCCAAAAGCAGGATCGACTTTTACGGCTTTCGCTGGAGTTCCGTTAACAAACACGACAAAATCATCAACTGTAACCGCATCGTCAAAATTACGATCTGTAATTGGTTTACGATCGGTAGTAAACACTTTATTTACGCCATCAGCTGCACCATTAAGACCAACGCCATTTTCAACATGATGAAGTCCAGCTTCTTCGAGTATATCTTGTAGTGTCGTGTAGTATATCATCGCAACTCCCTTTTATTTTCTTAGTATTCAGACTAAGGCGGACGATAAACTCCTCCGCCTCAAGACTAACGACTAAACGCCTTTCAAGGCTACAATAAACTGTGCTGCTTGATAAGCTGCGTCGTAGCGACCGCGCAAGCCCCAGCTAAACACATCAGTTTCGAATGCCTTGTCGCTATTCAAGTCAGTCTTAGCAACAGGTTCGCCAACCTTTACTCGCTCAGCAATCGTCAGTGGGCACATACCTTCTTTAGCTGCAACCAAGAATGTAGCCTTGCCAGCAATTCGTGGGTCAACAATCAACTCAACACGCTTGTAGTTAGGGTTGCTTTGACCGTTGTCCAAACGCTCGCGTAGCAAGACTTTCTCAGCTTCTTCGCGGTTTTCCAAACCAACGATCAAGTGAGTTGGAATTGGGTTGATCAAATCACCGTCAGCGTCCTTCATGCCAACCAAAGCATCGTAAGCCCTGCCGAAAGTCGTAGCACTGAATGCACCAGTAATCAAGTTGCCACGATCAGCGTGGAAGAATGGCTTGCCGTCGCTCAAGTTAGCAGTAAAGCCAACAGGAAGTGCAGCTACAGCCAACGCGCCGTAGTGACGACCGCTCTTAGTAGTCATAACACGAGTTTGGTTTGGAATCTGACCGAGGTCGTCATCTTCAATCTTTTCGCGCTCAACATCCAGAGTTGACTCCCATTTTCGAGGAGCGATTGTGTAAACTGTGTTGTCAGCTACACCGTGCTTGCGCTCTGCCTTAAATTCTCGCATACCTGGAACGCTGTTCAAAGTAACGATGTTGCTTACAGCGCCCGTAACTGGCGTAACGTCGTAAAGAATGCCAGCTAGTGGGTCTTTGTACTCTTTTTTAGTCGTCTTGTATACTGTTTTAACGACAGTATCAAGATTTTGTAAAACTTGCTTCAAGTTCATCTCATCTTCCTTTCTTAGCTCAAGCGAACGCCTACAGTTTTGTTATCAATTACTTCAACAATCTGTCCGATTGCAGGAGCGGTAGCGCTAACAGTTGTCGTAACCTTGTCGGGTGTAGCAACTGCAACAGCCTTACCTAAGTCAGTAGCAGCTACTGAGTCGATCGCCAACTGGAACACACCTGTTCGATAAACACGCACCTCATTCTTAACTAAGCTGCTAGTGCCTTCCATTGCAACGCCTAGAAATGGTTTTGCGCCTGCTTCTGCTGCTTTAGCATTGCCTGCAGCGTCAACAGTAACTAATTGTCCGCGATTGATCACATTGGTGCCAAATGGAGCTGAGATCAAATCGCCGTCTTGTCGTAGAAAAGTCATTATTGATTCTCCTTCTTTACTTCTTTATAATCTTCTTCGTTCAAGCCATAGCGCTCGATGGTTTTCTTATCCTCGTCGCCAAGCTCAACTTCTTCGCCGCCACCGTTGTCATCGCTTTCAGCTCCTTTTTCGTCAGTCAAATTCAGCGATGGACTTGACTCGATAAACTCGCTTAATAACGTATCAACAGTCTTGGTTTCATCATCGGATAGGTGGATTTCTTGGCTAGCAACTTCGCTCAATGCCATAAATGCTTCTTTCTGAGCTGGCACCACCTTGCCGTCGCTCAGCAACTTATCAAACTTAGCCTCAGCAGCTTTTTTCGCTAGAGCAGCTTCTTTTTCTGCAACTGCTGCTTCACGATCGGCCAAAGCTTTTTCTCGATCAGCAAATTCATTCTCATCTTCTTTTTCTTCTTTTTTCTCTTCCGCTTCTTCTGCTTCAGGTGCCTCAGCGTCAGCGATTTGCTGCTTTACAGCCTCTGCTTGGTCTTCTGGCACTTCGATTTCAGCACCAGCGGCGATTGTTTCAACCTTCTCTTCACCGTCCTCCTGGAATTTAACCTGAACGTCAAATTCGCGGTCGTTCTTAACTTTTACCTTCATAGTCTCTTCCTCCTTTTCGTAATCTTGACTATCGCTAAACAATATTGCTGGCGTTTCGTCAGCAAGCGGCATAAACTGCTGCATTCCTTTTATATAAGGGTCGACAACTAATCCGATATGTTTCAAGAGCGGACCGACTCGCTGACCAGTTCTTTTATCGAGATAATTGTCTTCAAAGCCCATTGAAACGTCAGGAATATTGTGATTTTCGATATTTTTGGCAGTTTCTTCGTCGCGAATTTCAATGACTGCATCAATACCTTCGTCTGTAAGCTCCATGTCTACCATTTCGCCTTTATTCAGAGCCGCCAGCTCAGCCGCGCTTTTTGGATGTCCCAATGGAACAGCGACGACGCCATATTTTCCGCTATCGAAATTTTCTTTAAGACGTTTACCGAAAATCTTGTCCAAAATCATCTTTCGTGATGAGTTGTTAGGATCGACATATTCGCCAAATCGACAAATCTGCTTTTTGAACCTCTTAAAATTACTGCTAGTGTTATCTGCTAGCTCGACGTTCACATCTCGATTGATAAATACATACATACTTTTTCTCCTGTCTGAACCGCGATCGTATGTAAGAAAAGTGTGAGTTCTACAAATATCAACCTGTAACAGTGTCAAAAATGTTTGTGTTGCAAAAGTCTAGTGGTTACTTTGGCGGGTGAAGCCCTGATCTTCAAAAGAAAATTGCGATCACATACGATCGCAATTCATTACCGACATTATAGCACAAAAATGATATTAGCAACAACTATTTATTGACTTTTTATAGCGGTCGTGGTAATATTTATATAGAAGTAGGTAGCGCCACCCGTATTGGATGGGAAAGCGGACCTACTTCTTTTTTATAGCGACAAACTTATTCCCCTTAAAAACAACTAGATTGTCGATGGCAGCATTATTTTTAGGTATCGAAATATGACGCTTTGCGCTAGCCGCAGCTTCCTCGAGAGATATATTTTTAGATGTGATATCTATGAATATGTTGCGCTTTCCCTTGTCTGTAGCTTTAAAAATTGCATTCGGTATTGTCATAGGCCTTAAACTATCAACAATAATGCTTTTCAATTCGTATTGAGTGTCGTTAGATATAAAATCGTTCGACGGCTTGTCTTTTAGGTTCGGCAAGCGCTTTAATTTTAGTTGATCTTTCCATCTATTATAAAAGTCTATTTCGGCAGGTGTCATATATTCTGCGCTTCGTAGATCTAGTCGAGCCGCCTCAATTGCTGCCTTCTTACTAACGCCATCAGGCAAACCGATAACCGCTTTACTCTGGAATTGAGCAGTCTCTATGCGTTTCATTGTTTTTTCATCAATCCCAGTTATTTCTGGCAACTTATAATCCTTGTTCAGTGCCGATATTCTCGTCCAGATACATCTACAGTTGATATGTTTTGGCGGACGCTGAAACATCGTTTTACGCTCATTAGCAGATATTACTTTGCCGTCTAATTCTGCGCAAATTGGACAGGTGTTTTTTTCCATCAGCGCCGACCACTGATAAACCGCGGTGTCGTCATCTTCGTCAAATGAAGCGAAACTATCATCGCGCCCATCATTCATGCCTTGAGAAATAATAGTACCCTTGGTGCCGAGCACTGCTTGAGTGATCCAGGCTCCTGCCAGTGATTCAATTGATTCAAGCATTGCGCGGCGGGTTGGTTCGTCAATGCTGTTAGAGCCAGTAGTATCGACAACTTCCTCGTCAACGTCGTCGTCAGCTAAATTGACTGGTCGCTTCAGTTTCTCACCAGCGATAATATTGCGTACGTCTTCGGTTTGTAGATTGATAATAAAATTCACGCATTGTTTCTCGCGAGCTTTAAGCTCAGCTTTGAGAGCTGGTGCGGGTAGTTTCTGCTCGTCTGCAGCCGACAACTTGCCGTAATTATAAGCCGTGCGATAATATTTTGCGATTAATGACGTATAGCTAGCTGGCAGCGAGAACACCTCATCAAGCGAAATATTAGCAACAGCTTTACGCAATTCTTCGGTCGCCACGGTTTCAAAACTCGCCTCCTGCTCGGCCATCCACTTTTCAATAGCGTCAAACTTGACGCGCTTTTCTGCGTCTGTTAAATCTCGATTGATTGTAACGTGTTCGTGAGGTTCAGGAGGAGCGACTTCGCTAATCTTGTCATTTTCGTCTAGAAATTTGTCGGCGTTGCCGCCATTGCCTCCGTCTTTGTCATTGTCGCTGTCATCATCGTCTACTTTTTCGTCTTTCGGTTCTTCTTGACGACGTTTTTTAATCGCGTCTAGGTCAATTCCTAAACGAGTCGCTGTCGATTCCTCGATTCCAGTAGCGATGTCATCTGATATTCTGTCTTTTTGAACGAGTAATTTGAATGCCTCAAACACTGCCGAAATAATAGATTCGTCAGGTGTGTCAAAGCGGAATTCTGGATAGTGTCGCTCCGCAAAGTTCAAGTCGATAAGATCAGCGATGAGATATTGATTAATATGAGATTCAAGCAGTCGCATAACACCAGTAATTGCGGTCTGTAGCAAGTCTTTCTGATTAGTACTTAGGCTATATGAGCCTACGTTGCTTGCGGAACCTTGAGTCGCCGTTAGAATAACGCTAGCGTGGAATGCTCGCGCCATTTCTGAGTTCTGTCGCTCGATCGATTGATGTGGATCGCGCCCTTCTGTGTTAAGCACGTCCAATTCGTAACCGTACGGAATAGACGCTACAGAGTTGTGTTTTCCTAATCTGCCAAGCACCTCCAGCGCTTTATTTCGCGCTTTCTTCAATTGCTCAGACACCACGCCGTCAACAGTTCGCTTCAAAACTTTCGGCTTTATAGCATCAGCCTGCAAAGCCACGCTGTCCAAATATTCGAGACGACGCTTCTTGTCATATCGAGGATATAGCGACTTAAACGCGCTACGACCGTAAAGATAATTTCGGCTTTTTCCGTAAGTAAACAAAAAGCATTTATAAGCTGGGATTATCACTTCTTGAGCGGCTCCGTCAATATCTGTCGTTCGTTGCTTAGCTCCACCAAAGCCACCAACCTCATCTCTGATTAGTGTTAATGTAGTGCTGTCGCGATGAGCGAGCCTCTTCAGCACGAGCTTGCCGTCCCTTAATTCATAGACTTTTTCAAATAAAGCGAATCCTTCATAAATTGCAATTAGCGACTGATCGATAAACAGATTCATTGGCGTTTGCATTCCACCCTTGTGCGGCGGCTCTAGAAGATTTCGGCGAACAAACTCAGCTTGCACTTCGTTCACGTCTTCGCTATCAGCGTCAATATGATATGTCGCCGCTAAAATACTCATAGTAAAGATGTTGTATAGCGCTTCAACTGTTGTGTCACTATCGAGCATCCTTCGATAGTCTTTAATACTGATTTCGTCAGTACGAGATTCTTCTCTGTCAAAGCTCTCAAAAACAATATCTCCAGCAAATCCAATTTCGCTAGTCAGGTTTTTTGGTGTTTCGTCTTTCTTGAATAGTGCCACTCTTTCGCTCCTCGAAATAAAGCAGTTACTCCACCAAAAAGAAAAATGCGGCTAAGCAACCGCAATTTATAACTTAGATTATATCACGAAATCCGATTCTGACCAATCATCATCTTTTGATGTATACGATCCACTTTCGTCAAATCCTTCTTCACCTTGATTTAACCCATCGACGAGCAACATTCGAATCGCATATACAATCGCGTCAACCATGTCGTCGTGTGTTCCTTTTGGAAATTCTATTAGCTGTTCTCTCAGCGCCTGTCCGTTTTGAATATCTTTGACTAGGAACACTTTTCCAGCTTCGAAAAATCTGCTGACAGCTAGCAGTCGTCGTACCTTGTCTTTGTCTGGCTTTAATCCAATAACTGGCAATCCTGCTAATAAGTCGCGAAATACCAGTCCTAATGCACCCTGCTCAATTCCGACAACTTGAGGTTGATACGTTTCGTAAAGATTTTGAATAGTTTCGGCTGTTATGCTTGGTGATGTTCGCTGATTTCTAATTGCTCTCACGTAAACATTGCCGTCAGCTCCTAAATCGGCAACAATCATAGCCGTCGGGTCGGCAGTCTGCCTTTCGCTCGCGGCTGGATCAACTGTCAGTACTCTAGCTTGACGAGAATACTCGTCTGGTGCTTGGCTAGGTTCACACTCTTTAATCCAATCAGGCTTGACTATCGCGTCCTCTTCGCTAAATGGCTTGTGTTGATACTCCTGAGCAAAAGCAATGCTTCCGACAAACTCTTGATCGTTCGGGTTGTCGCGCATAGATTTTAGCTTTTCGAGGCTGCGGTGCTCTGGCCACAAAGCGTGCTCAGTTCCATCTTCGTCAGTTGTGATTGCGTAGAATACTCGTGTCTGCCAACTTTTGAAAATATCTTGCTGTTTCATAACCTTGTTAACAAGGCTATCGAAATGAAGAATCGTACCGATGACAACAGCACGTCCACCTCTAGCTAATGCTGGAATAGCTGCTTTGGTGAACCAATGATACAGCTTCTGGCGTTGTTCGGCGCTCTTGATGTTCTCGTCGTTCTCGATATCGTCAAATATCATTAGCGTCGGTCGTGTATGCCGATGTCGAATACCACGAATTTTCATGCCAGAGCCTTTAGCTGCATACTTTATGCCGTTGCTCAAAACAAATTCGCCGTCTTGCCAGTCATCGCCCTTCATATTCCCGAATAACCATTTAATTTTCGGATTATTCTCGAATTCATCTTTAAGCGCATTGATGAACTCTGCTGCCTGTGTGTATGTGTCGCTGATTATCACCACGAATTCTTCCTGCTCAAAACAGCCAGCCCACAGAGGGTATGTCATGTCTACTGTTGTCGACTTCGCGTGTCCACGTGGCGCGATGACGCCAACTCGCCGATTGTCCTTGTTGCTGATCAGGTCTAATATCTCTTTATGGAATGGCGGCGTTTCCAGTGGAAAATATGGTCGGGCGATAAACCAACCGAACAAATGTATGTTTTCGCGCCTCTTAAATATCGCTAATAAGTATTGTCGGAGCTTATTTCTATCCGTTTCCCAGTATTTTTCGCATAGTCGTACAATATCTTCCCTGGCGAGATTATTCAAAGATGGCTGCTCGGAGTTCTTCGTCATCAATATTACCCTCCTCCTTCGCTTTTTTCAGTTTTAAGTCGCGCTCATCTCGCCAACCACAAACATTCTTCATAGTAAAGATGGCGAAACTTGCTGGAGCAGCACCACTCAAAGCTACATCGACTATGAACTCGCGCTGTAAATCTTTGGCGGTTTCATAAGCTTCCGCAAATTCTGGATGAAGGTCACACCAATCCCTCAAAGTATTGCGATGTACACCAATTTTTCGAGCAAACCCTTCAAGCCACGGCATTCTCTGGGGCATTCTTCTCGCTATAAGCTTATCTCCGTCAGCTGACGAGACGGTTTCATCTGCCGTGATTTTTGTAGGGTCAATTGAAAAATAATCAATCAGTTGTTGACAATATTCTGGCTTATATTTTGTTGGTTGCCCTCCCTTATTAAGAGCGCGCTTTTTCACTGTTTTCTTAGTTGCCATGATATTTCTCCAAACAAAAAGCGGACCTTTCGATCCGCAATTCTATGATTATTATAGCATAACTCGCTACATGAGTTTTTAGGTGCATACTTACTTACGCTTAACACTATTAATCTCAACTTCAACGCGAGGCGCTTGTCTATCTATTCCGCCGAAAATAACAATGACTTTATTTACAACTTTACAACAATCATCGTCGATAAACTCAGCGTCAACTAGTAAATCTAATACGCTACTAGTCATATTATCGAGATCATGTCGTCGATTGTCGCTGTTGTAAAACGTTAATTCTATCTCCACTTGCTTATTGCGAAAGACATCTCTGTCTTTATTCAGCCTGAAGCACAAATCCATCATAGCTTGATTGTGCCATTCGTTGAATTTCTCGCTGCTCGCGATAAACATTTTTCCTGTTCGAGAATTCTTCAGAAGTCGTTTGTTATTCTTTTTGCTCGGAACCTGACCCGCGATATCGAATTTAACCTTCGTCATCATTTCTCCTCCAGCAGCTCGTCCAGTGCTTTGTCATATTCTTTGAAGCTTCGCTTGTAGTCATCGATAATTCGCTTTACGATATCGTCTTTGTATTCGACTTTGACTAGTTCATTCTCTTTGTCGCTTTCGTTCAATCGTACAAAAATGTCGTAGCTTTCTCTCGTTCTAAGCCTTTCCCAATACAATATTCTTTCTTTTGTATAGTCAATTGACCTTACTAAGTGTTCAATAAGCTCTCTCTTGCGATTATTCATCTTTGTCATCCTTACGTTTGTCGAATACAATAAACATACTCCAGTCATTACTGTTGAATAACTCTTCAACGGTCTCTTCGTATAGCAACTCTTGAGGATAACAATTGTCGCCCCCTACATGTTCACAATCGGCGAGAATAGATATGTCATCATTTTTATAATAAAACGCATCTAGACTGTACTGAAAGAACCTCACTTTCATGTTTCTATATTCTTTTGGGAGTTTGTTTTTGATATCGCTGCTAGCGTCTATGACTGTGATTTGTTTCATTGATTTCCTTTCTCTATGTCCACAAAATTAGTGATTTAATTCTAGACATTATCGTATTCTTTTACTGCCTTAATGATTTTTTTAATTGCCCAATGTCCAGCTACGATTAAGCCAGTGATAAAAATAGCGTGCGGTACTGCTTGCAAAATCCAAACTAATGTTTCCATTTCGTTTCTCAGTCTAACTTATTAAGTTTAATCTCATATTTGCCATCATCAAGCGTAATCTCTGCACGCCTGCCATCTGATATTTTAAGTATTTCTACTATAAGACTAAGGGCTAAATTCACTTTAATGTCCTCTGGTGCTTGTGCCCACATCACCTCTATTGGATGTATTGAAAACATATGATCCCTCCTATTTAGTTATGTGTTCTAATTTCAACCGCAGAACTGGGGCAAGGCGACACCAAAGTGTATATCATTGATTAATTACTTTAAGGATTGATGTCGCCAGTTGATAGCACTAAATGATAGTTGTTTTGGGTATAGAATAACAAAAATATGCATACAAAATTTTCTTTTCTAAAATAAAAGGTGCGTTAGTGCTACCAGTTGAACAGACGATACACGTTGCACTGCAGGTTGCTTCAATTCCAGCTCACAACGTTCCACGATTTTTGGTCACGTGCCGGGTGGGTGTGGCACGTCCAGAAAGGAGTTGTGCATATCATCTGTCCAGTTCTGCGGTTGAATTGTTAATGTTCTACTGGGTACAAATCGTACCCGTTTACTTTCGTTTGCTTATGCGACCACCCTTTTTGCCAGCACACTTCTTCACGAAATGAGGACCGTCAATTAGGTCGCAGTCGCATTCAATATCTTGTGCAAACCCCTTGTAACTTCCGTGGCTTGCAAATGTAGCAGAGCCGCCCTTTCGTCCGATTTCAGCATAAAAGTTCGGGTTGCTTGCTAGGTTTTTCTGTGCGGCTTTTAAGCCTCCTTGCCTATTTCCAGCCATTATGCTTCCTCCTTAATACCGAAATAAGTTAACCAATCTTCTCTGTTTTCCTTGATAGACCTTTTAGCTTCTTCTTCGGTTTCGTAACGTACGAGCTCACCACTGTCAGTACAACTGTCTCTCATAGAGTGGAGTTCTTTATCCACATAACTGTAAAAAACAACCCACCCGCCGTTTCCATTCTCAAAATCTGGCTTAAAGGTCGAGGTTCGCTGTAGTCTGACTTCGGCTAGCCTTCGGTCGCGGGCTTCCGCAGCCTCTTCTGGCGTTAGGCGGACAAAACCCATAGCGAGAAGCTCATTATCCACGCCGTCGTTGTCCCAGATTTCACGCTCTACGTTTCCATATTCGTCGACATAGAAGTACGCCTCGCCCATTTTTGGCGTGCGGCGGACGCTGGTTGTCGGCTCTTCGATTTTTTCAAACCATTCGTCAAAGTTGTCGAGAAAATAATTATAATCGATAGTAAAGAGAACCTCATCTTCACCGTCTTTTTCGCGCTTGCTGGTTTTAAAGTAGTCATAATCTGACAGACCGTCTTTGCTCTTATAGGTTACTCTTTCGAAGACCTCGCCCGCTTTTGCAAAGGGCAAGTCTTTAAGTAGTTTATATTTCATTATTTCTCCTTAATTTTTGGGCGTTCACCTTCGATTCGACTGTCCAATATTTTATTGATTCGATTGACTAGATGTTCGATGTCGCTGTATTCAGCTAGTGCATCATCTTTCATCTCTAAAAGGTCGATAGTACTCATCTCATCTAATGACTGATAATCATCTTCGTAGTAAGGTTTTACTTCTTTTTCCATTTCTTTTCCTCCTCTTTCATCCATTCTTCATCTTGTTTGGCTATTTCGTGTTCTGATATTGCTACAAGAATAAGAATTAGTGCTATGAATAGTATCCAAATCAGTATGTACATTATTGTGCCTTATCCTCCTCAGTCTGCTTTTTGTTAATTCTCACGGCAATGTCGATGTTCTGAGCTCCGTTTTCCATAAGCCATTTTTTGGCTTTTCTGGCAACGTTTTCGTCGTCGTATATTCTAGAGTGAGCCTTTCCTTCATCGTTCCAGCGAACGATAAATTGAATGTCCATCATCCGCGATTTCCGCCGCAATAGTAATCAAAATAATCGCCTGTGAGATCTTCTAATTTCTCTAACATCTTCTGATCTTCAGCGCGTTGAGTTCGCCAATTGCGTATTTTATTAATTAGTGATTTCAATAATTTCATATTCCCTCCTTTGATTCTCAGTCCCTCGAAGCTGCGGGCTCTTCTATGTACACCCCACCTTTTCGTCGAGTGCGGATAGCGTCAAAAATGTACTAGGTGCCTTAAAAAGCTATCCTAAAATTGCGATACTACCCGCAGCTTCGAGGGACTGAGCTTAGTTTTATAAAAATTTAGCGTACTTGCCGTTCGTATAAACGGACCAAGCCTTATATCCTTGCGACTTCCAAACTCTGTACGCGCAAGATATGTTAGTTGCTGGATCGTGACTGTCGCAGGCTTCGCGGCCTGGCAGCACCCGCACTTGAAACAGGGAAACTGAATAACCATATGTTCTTCCGTTTTGTGTAAATGTCAGGCTCGTGTCGCCCGTCACATTCGGATCGC